TGTCTCCCCATTTTTCTTCTTTAAACGTAATCTTATGACTATGAGGAGGTATTTGATCTAAAGTAAGAGTTACTAGGGCCTGCCCACCAGTATTACCAATACGTTCGTATTCATAATTTCTTGGATCATATCCTACTACAAATCTACCTCTTAAGTCTGGAACACTTATATAACCAGCTTTAGTAGAAGCAGTATTATACTTATCTCCAATAGCTTTATATAATTCTGGGTATTCTGCTATACTTACTTGACTTCCATCACAAAGTACATAACCTTCAGGAACTCCAGAACCAGACCATAATTGGATAAGACCAATATCCCCTCCAGCAGTGTTCTCTTTTTTACCCTGTCTACAAGTTACAACTACAGTTTTACCTGATTCATCCTGTATGAAAATTACTTGGCCAAGTTTATCATTATGAGTATTATCGTTTAAGCTCATGATAAGAGTAGTACCAGAGCCAGATACATCTCCCGAGTTTTCCCTAGTATAATTTACATTAACTGGATCACCAACTTTCTTTCCCTTGATTACCATTTGTTTAGTAGATACAATAGTAACCTCTTTACTTTCTCCTGTAGGCTCAAAGTATAATTCAGTGGGTGAAACTCTGAAAGTGTATTCATAATTGCCTTCCCCTTTCTTGTGGATAAGCTTTACTTCTTTAGTTGACCCATCTACAGCTTCTACTGTTAAGATCTGAACTATATCTTTGTCCGTAGCATTCTTTTCTTCTGGTGTTACCGTTATAACAGTCCTACCTGAACCTTGATTCTTGCTTATAGTGAATCCCATTATCTTCTATATTTCCTTATTTCTTTACGAAGTTCTCTTACTATAGTTTCCTTCAGAACCTTCTTACCACCAACTTGTTCGAAAGCTGGTGCCCATAGAGGTCTTGGAGGTAAATTACCACCTCTAGAACCATACTCTAACATGATAGCTACTTGGTTCAATGTTCTTTTACTAGTCCTATCACCCTTTCGGGTTTTCTTAAGATTAGTAGGTATACCTACGTAAGTTCGATTCTTCTGTTTTACTATTTGTACTGATCTCAAATACTGACCCGTATACTTCAAAAGGGTATGCTCTCCGTATCGTTTAATGGTATTAGCCGAGTGAGGATCCCAATGAGTTCCTCTTGGAGGAGTACCCGTTCTTAGGCATTTTTTCACAAGTCTGAGAAGTTGATTGCCGAATTTCTCAGTAGCTCTATCATAAGCATTCCCCATGATAGAAGGAGTTTCTGCAATTAACCTCTCAGCTCTAGCCTGTTCTTTTGGGTCAGTATATATCTGTAAGTCTCCCAAGGGAGTACTTATAGTTATGTTTACTGACTTACTTGCCATCTGGATTTTCCTTCGGTTTATTCAAGCCAAGTGAATCCATCATAAGGTTTATGGCTTGCTGTTGTGATTGTAATACTGATACTACATCTTTCCTGAATGAAGCGAATTCTTCATTGAATTGACTACCATTAGTGGGCTCCTTGTTTTCAAACATAGCAAGGATATTATCGCATTCCTTTATTATGTTCTCGTATTTACCTACATTATTAATAATACCAAGAGCCTGTGACCTTTGCAATGATACTTCGTTTACAATATTATTTCCAATTAGAGTGTAGTACACATTGTTATAAATGCCTTCATTTCCATCTGAAGGTAAATATACGGTTACTGTACCAATGGAATCTTGAAGAACAATTTCTATAAGATTAGAAAAGCCATCACCATTTTCATTAGCTCTGGGTTTACTTTCTCCTACCTTTACTACTTTAGCTCGGTCAAAGATTGGGTACATTGATCTTCTGTCTCTTTCTAGAGTAAAGACTGAATCTCCTCTTTGTAATGATTTAAATTTCATTTCTTCCATACTGCATTATTTTTATTGATTAGACTTAATCCCATTTGAACCATACTGGGATTCCGTTTCATAAATTCTACTAGGTTCAAGAAATTATAGTATCCATAGATATCTATCAGTCTTTGTGCTTCATCGGCTACTCTCTTTGCTACCTCTAAATTAGGAGCCGGTAGTTGCATTTGGAGAGTAAAGGTTTGTAGTTTATTATCTTCTTCCATGTTTCTTACTAGATTAAAACGAAAAAAGGGAAATACCCACTACAGGTACCTCCCTTTTCCCTAATCAACTTTAATAGAAATTATGCAGTTTTATTACCTAAAGCCTGTACTACCGAGTTAATAATGTTCTGATCTCTTTGAGCATCAACTACTCGATTCAGTCTAGCAATTTCTTGGTCTTTTGCAGTGTTCTCAATCAGACACTTAATCTCTTGCTGGCCTTTCATTACCTCGCAATGATTACGTTCTGCCTGAAGAGCTAATCTGTTTTCGGATTCTCTAACTAAGCTCTTAATTTCACAGCAGCAATTTGACTGTTGATGTTCCATCTGGCAAAGACGATCCATAACCCGATTGAACCCTGCTCCCATTTGATCACGAGAATCCCGGATATCAGAATTAGTCTTATAACCAAGATCACAAAGGCCACGTTCAGTAGCAAAGCGATTGTTAAGTACTTCTTTACCTACACCCTCTACTTGTCTAGAAACTCCTGCAACTTCAGAAGTAACTCCACGAGCAGCATCAGATATGTCTTTGTAAATACCAGCTTTTGCTTCCTGAACAGTAGATTCCACTTTTTGGATATCAGCTTTTGTGTCATTGATTTTGTCCCACACAGAAACTGCAGCAGCACCAAAACCACCACCTACTAAAGCTCCACCGACAGCACCCCAACCGGAGCCCCATCCTCGATTATTACAACATTCATCATTATAACGATTACGATCCGCAACCACTACAGTACCTTCACCAGATTTAACTTCCATAATGATTTAGTTTTAAAGTTAATAATTAAATTTATCTATCAATAAATGTACTAGTGTTGTGTTTAGGATTAAATTGTCTAGGTGGGCCAAGAAACATCCCAATGATGGGTATTATTCCCCTCTTCAATCCTAAAGTCACCAATTAATAACCATAAACCTCTTACAGAATTATAGGCCCATACATAAACATCATCTCCAATCCCTCTATCCTTAGTAGTACTTTGAAGAGAATTCACAGTTATTTTACCTTCTACTGAGTCCACTATAATACCCTCACGTATTAAGCTCATATCATACATAAAGTCAGAAGTATGAGGCATATTAGCCGTATCAAATAATCCCCACCTATCTTGATCATTACCATTTGAAATATTTAAACTTAATTCCAATCTGAAATTATTATTTTTAGCTTCTTGAAGAACTCTGATAATTACTGTTTTTCCAGATACCTTTTGTCTATAAGTATCTGCTGCAGTTCTTTCGGTATATCCATTTTCAGCTATATATGCCATAAACCTGAAGGGGGATTGAGTATCTGGTGTTATTACAAAGCCGAATTTCCCTGTTATCTCAAAATGGTATTCATCTATATCGTCTAAAGATAAGGGGCTACCATTGTGAGTAGAGATAAGATTCAATACATGTTTATTTACCAATCCACCTGAGGGAACTGAGAATGTGAAATCGGTGTAATGCCCATTACCATCTGGGTCAGTAATATAAAACTCATAGACATCTCCTGCTTCTTGAACTATTGTCAGAGTACAAGTTTTACCAGATTCCCCTTGAGTAAAGGTAATAACTCCTGTTCTAGATGAACTACTGTTATTAATGGCTACCTTATATGTAGCCCCAGCACCTGAACCAGATATAGTAATCCAATCCACATTAGAAGATAAAGCCCAATTAAGGAATTGATTACCATTCTTCCTAGAATATACTCTTACAGGTCTATTGTATGATTCTGATGAACTTGGCCAACCAGAATAAGTAAGAGAAGTACTCAAAGAATCCCCCGAGTTTTCCCTAATACCAAACTCATAAGTTGAAGCACTCTGTTGTACAGTTTGTACTAACTCTCTATCTAAGCCATTAGGTTGATTAGCTCTGATTGTAAGAGTTCTGCTTGCAGGCTTTGAATGCTCAGGTATGGTAATAGTTACTTTAAAGTAATAACCACTCACATTAGTAATAGTTTCGGTTACTCCGGATGGCAAAATAAGAGTAGGTTTAATAGCTTCGGTAGAACTTAAAGAACCGTTAACATATCTAGACCTATAGCTTTTTATATAAAAAGAAATATTACCTCCTTTACCTTCAACAGTACCAATGGATAAAGTACTAGTTTTATAACCACTATTCTGTTGAGTACTATGTTCAAATACTATACCGCTACTAGGATAAGTTACCTCAGCCGAATTCTGTGTAATGGTTAAATATACAGGAGTTGCCGTATCATAAGTAAACTTAATCTTAAAAGTTCTAGGTGATGAGTTAGGGTTTGGTGCTACACTAATACTACATCCACTAGAAGTTTTACCAGAGATGGTAATATCAGATGAAGTTCCCTCAACTACTTCAGCTGAAGTATAAGTAGTTCTAATGTTTTCTACATAAGTTCCGTTTATATATTTATCATAATTGGCATTTACTGTCAACCTAAATTCTGAACCAGTTCCAGGTACATTTTTAGTAGTTGGGTCTATAGATAGGTGATCTACATAGGTTACTTGACCTCCTTCCTGAGAAATTGAGATAGTCTGGTCTGTAGCATTTGGGAAATCGAAAGTAACCGTAAAATTTCTAGCAGAACCACTATTACTTGGGATAGAAATACTATTACCACTAATAGAAGCCGGACTAGAAACTCTTACGGTAGCAGTTTCTGATTCTGTATAACTACTACCTTGACCATTCCAAGTATAAGTTCTACTTGCACTCTTAGCAGTTACATTAGATTGACCTCCACTATAACTGAAAGAAGTTTTATCTACTCTACAGTTATAACTCCATGAAGAATAAACTTTTCTACCTGCTGCCTGGGTAAATGTTGCCTGTAGGGTTTTACCCGAATACTTCTGAGTCCAAGTTACAGTGATTGATTTACTATTAGTAGATGTATTGTTGGGTACTATTCTACCTTTATTACCGTCGTAATCTGTAGTATACCAAGAACCTTCCGAAGATTTAGTGACATCATTCGCCAAACTTTGAGAGATAGTAGTATTAACACCGTTTACTTGCTTAACTCGATTAGAAGCATATGAACCAAAGGGGTATGTACCTCCAGTAGCTGGAGCATTAAAAGAAGGATTACCATTCTGATCCCACTGGAATGTATAAATCCATTGCTCGGCATTGATATCCTCTAACTTGACACATTCATTGTTACCGTAGCTAGCAGCATTACTAATTACAATAACCTTGTCAACATCAGAATTCTTACCATTATTGAGTGCTAACAACTCAGCCTTGGTAGGGCACTCATTAGAGGTCTTACCAAGGCCGGTCTTATTCAGAATAGCACTCCAAGTTGCTATTTCTGCCATATTACTTATTGTTTAATTGTTTCTTAAAGTCTTCGAATTCTTTTCTCAATAACTTAACTCCTTCGAGAGCCATGACACTGAGCATTTCATATTCTACTACTTTTACTTTTACATATTCCTGACCATCTTCTCCGACGAAAGTTTCGAATCTAGATTGGTTAGGTACTTGAGAAGCAGGTATAGTATTCTCTGATACCAACAGAGGTTCAATTTCCTCTAAGCTCTGAGCAATAGTTCCCACTTGGTATTTACCATTCATCTTGAAGTGAACTGTAGGTATATTACAGATTTGGTCCAGAGTATGGTTCAAATTCTCTACTTGAGATTTTAATCTACCATCTGATTCCTTCCAGAAACCAGAAGCTGCAGTAGTTTTAGCAAATACTACTTGGTCTGTAGTAGCCAATCCTAATTGAGCTCTAGTTACATTATGAGGATTATCTCTTCTGTTTACATGGGTATTTAAGTCGGTCTGAGCTTTTGTACCTGCAGCCTTAGCATCTGCAATAGCAGCAGCCTGAGCAGTAGATACTGGCATATCTGCTGGAGCTAAGTTCTGTACATTACCTAAACCTACTTGAGCTTTGGTTACACTATGAGGGTTACTCTTATTGCCAATATGAGCATCTAAGCTTTCCTTGATTACTTTGTCAGAATCCTGGATTAATTTCTCTAATGCAGTTTTAGCAGCATCAGTATAAGCCTTAGCTTCATTCAGGGCATTGGTAATGTCCCCATTCAGGCCAGAGTTAAGTTTGTTGAACATATCTGCGGATATAGTACCGGCTTGTTCTGCACTTGCTGAAGGAAGAGTGACTTCCCAATATACCTTCTTATACTCTGGTAATACTGACTGAGTTTCAGTATTATAGCGATTGTAGTTCTCTATTTTTAGTCTAACTACATTCTTATCTTTTAGTGATTCATCACCATTTAAACTAGTAATATTAGATACAATTCCTCCTGGGATAGAATCAAACAGTTTTTTGTCTGCTGCAGTTTGTACACCTGCTAAGTCTTTGGTAGCAGCTGGGATAGGTTGATTATAAGTATTTACATTTGCTGTATCACCAAAATCTGAACAATCGAAATTTAATCTAACTTCAGTAGCATTTCTAGTCCAAGCTCCGTCATCCTTAATATGAGAATAAAACTTTAGATTATCATTCAGAGATTTTCTCCAATCAGCTAAAGCTTTACCCTTACCTCCATCATAAGCAGTACCAGTAACTTCTCCAAGTATCAGTGAAGAAGTATTACTATCTACAAACTGAGTACCTGACCAACGGAATTGATAAGAGGGTTCATCCTGGGTAATATTCAAATATATCTTACCTGATTCTCCAGTAATAGGATTAGCATGATCTGGGTCAGAATATAATTTAATATTGCTCAGCTTTCCAGTTTCACTGACATCATAAGTAGCATAAACTTCGATAACATCATCAACATAAGAAGGCAATTGACTAGAGGGTACTAATCCATTACCATCCAAAGATGCCAATCCATTAGCCTTACCCTTAGTTGCTACAAAATCATCATGTTTCTTTTCTAAGTTATTGATATTAGTTTGTAACTTATTCTCAAGAGCAGTATCTGCAGCAGCTCTGGCTTCTTCTTCTTCCTGAATCTTTTGCATCTGAACCTGGTCGTATTCAGCACGAGCATCTGCCTCTTCTTTGATAGCCTGAGTAAATTTAGTGTCCAATGCCTGGTCAGCTGCTTTTCTATCCTTGATTTCTTGAGCAAGGGAAGCTTCGGAAGAATTCTTCAAGGCTTCAATGGCATCTTTTCTATCTTGGATTTCCTTAGCAATCTGCTGGGGTAAAGTTTCATCCAACTTAACCTTATCAGCAGCAGTCATAGTACCAGCTTTAGTAGTTGAGGCTACTGGTAAATTAAAAGTGGTATTATCATCTTTATATATACCTTCGTTTACAGTTTTTCGGTTTACTGATACTGTAACTTTATTAGCATCTGAAGTTGCTCCTTCTCCAACTACTACAGTCTGAGGAATAGAGTTAAATAACTTCTTATCTGCTGCAGTTTGTACACCTGCTTTCTCAGCAGTAGAAGCGGGGATATCTACAGTGAAATCGTTAGATTTCTGTATACCTTCATCGGAGTTATATGTACTTCTACTTATATTAGTAGTAACTACATCAGCCTTAGGAGTATAACTAGCTCCAGTGATATAATCATTAGGCATAGAATTCCATCTCTTCTTATCGGCTGCCGACTGAAGACCTGCTTTAGCCTCTGTAGAAGCAGGGATAGCAAACTTACGAGGCATAGGTTCTCCATAGAGATTACCTTCTCCTTTTACAGAACTCTTAAAGTTTACTTCAGCAGAAGTACCATTGATAACCAAGTTCGGATCAATTTCCGTAACCATAGTTAAAGGTAAAGCATTTGAAGTAGCTTCTTCTTTCTGAAGACGTTCATCTAAGCCGTTAGTGATACCATTAAATTTATTCTCAAGTGCGGTATCAGCTGCTTTTCTATCTTCGATTTCTTTATCTATACGTTTACCCAGAGCATTATCAGCAGCAATTCTTGCAGCCTCTTCAGCATCAATATTATCCTGGAGAACTTTATCGGCAGCAATACGCTCATTACGTTCTGTAGTAAGGTCCTGAGTATTCTTGTCTACTTTAGCTTCAATACGAATATCCTCAGCCTTTCTAGCCTCAATTTCCGTATTCAATAGTTCCTTGATTTCAAGATAACCAGTATTCTGATTACTTTGTAATCCCTGAATTAATTCTAGGTTACGTTGAATATTAGCAGTATTCTTAGCAATTAATTCATCCTGAGCCTGAGCCTTTGTTAATAATTCAGAACGAGTTTCTGTTACGAAAGTTCTCAGTTCACTTACTGTAGCATTAAGAGTAGTACTTAATTCAGTAAACTTCTGAGTAACTTGTTCATCAGCTGCAGTTCTATCGGAGATTTCCTTATCTATAATACCCTTAAGTTCAGTCAGCTTATTAGTAATTGTAGTTGCAAAGTTAGGATCATCTCCCAATGCTTTTGCAATCTCTTCTAGTGTATCTAATACTCCCGGAGCAGAACCAATAACCTTTTGGATTGCAGCTTCTACTTGTTCGGCATTCTGATAGTTAGAATCGTTTTCCAACTGAGATACCTTAGTGATGTAGTTAGCAAATTCCTGGATATTATCTAACTTAGCTTTTAATAAGTCGGTAAAGTCATTTGAAGAAAGCTCTTTGCCATCTACTTTATCAACCTTTCGGTCATTCAAGTTTTCAACAGCCTGAACTCTATCTGATACTTCCTGAGTAATCTTATTCTCTAACAGAGTGTCTGCCTGAGTACGATTAAGGGTTTCGGTATCAATATTATTCTGAAGCTTGGTATCTTCTTGTAGTCTACTTTGAGCCTCATCATTGATATCTTTAGATATAGATACCAAATCATCTTTGTGATTTTCCATAGCTGTAGTCAGAGAATCCTTAAGAGCTTGTTCAGCAGCCTTAGCTCTTTCTACTTCGGTTTGAATAGCAGTAGTGTTATTAGTTACTTTCTCCCTGAGCTCATCTAAAGAACTGGTTACTCCACTATTGAGGCTATCTATTCTGGTGCTTAAAGCATCATCACCTGCCTTACGATCTTTAATCTCCTGGTCGATTCGAGCATTGATTTTCTCATCTTCATTTGCCCGGGCAGTAGATTCAGTATTTATCAAGCCAGTGAACTTATTATCTAATAAAGTATCTGCTGAAGTTCTATCAGAGATCTCCTTATCGATATTCTGCTGTAAAACAGTATCACCAGCTTCTCTCTTTGAAACCTCAGTGTTCAAGTCGATATTTACCTTATCTACCTGAGACTTAAGATTAGTATCAGCATTGGCTCTTGCTTCAGCTTCTGCATTAACCATGCCTTTTAATTCAGCATAATCTTCAGCTTCCTTAGTAATCTGGTCATTTAATCTGTCAGTATTACGTTGGATATTTGCCTTGTTAGCATTTACTTCTGTTTGCAAAGCATCTATCTTAGCCTGAAGTTCATTTTTAACGGTATTTACCGCATCCTGAATAGATAAAGCCAATTCTTGTATCTTGGTAGCATTAGCAGTTACTCGAGTATCTAATGCAGCATCAGCAGCCTTACGATCCGTTTCTTCCTTAGTGATAGCATCTTGTAATGCAGCATCGGCATCTTTTCTGTCTTGGATTTCCTTATTCAGACTAGCTTGAATACCATCAGTGTTACCAGTAATCTTATCTACCTCGTTATCAACATATTCTTTTAGTTTAGCTTCAAGAGCGGTATCGGCTTCTTTACGTTCAGTAACTTCCTTATCTACATTAGCCTGTACCTGGGCATCAGCCTCTGTACGATTAGTAATTTCCTGATTCAATTGTTCGGTAATAGCAGCCAATTTCTTGGTAATTGTAGTTGCAAAGTTTGGGTCATTACCCAAAGCATCTGCAATCTCCTTCAAAGTATCAAGAACCTCTGGAGCTTCCCCAATAATCTTTTCAATAGCTGCCTGAAGATCTGCTTCAGTTTGATAACCAGCATCATTGATAAGCTGAGATACTTTTGTGATATAATTAGCATGTTCTTCAATGCCATCCAATTTAGCCTTGAGAATATCGGTAAAGTCGTTTTTAGTAAGAGAATAGCCTTCTCTTTTATCTACCTTACGATTATCTAAGTCTTTATCGGCAGCAATACGTTCTTGCTTTTCTTGCTCTAGTTTTTCAAGCAATTCGGTTTTATCTGTACCGGCCTGAGTTTTCAAATCCTCAATCTTATGGTCAAGGATTTCATCTTGAGCAATTCGAGTTTCTTTCTCGTTATCAATATTGTTCTGAAGTACAGTATCTGCATTCTGACGGTTCTGAGCTTCTTGAGTAATGTTCTGCTGTAAACCATTATCTGCATTCTGACGGTCAGAAGTTTCCTTTACAATCTGTTGGTGTAATACTTCATCCTGAGCAGTACGAGCTGCAGCTTCAGCATTAATCTTGGATTCAAGTTCTTGGTCTGCAGTTTTACGATCACTGATTTCGGTGTTCAGTTTAGATTCTAATGCTACATCTGCATTTGCTCTTTCTGAAGCCTCGGTTAGAATCTTATTATTTAAGTCGGCAATATCCCTAGTATGGTCTAACTGTACTTGATGAACAGCCTCGGTCAGTTTCTCATCAGCAGCTCTACGTTCAGCAGCTTCCTTATCTACCAATTCCTTAGCATATTCTTTAGCTTCAGTTAAGTTATTGTCAGTTTCTACTTCCAAATCACCAACCCGGTCTTCTACCTTTTGAATACGAGCATTGATTGCTTCTATCATCCTAGTAATATCTTGTACTACTTTAATGATAGTTGCATTCAACGTATTAACCGAGTTAACCAAGTTATCGTTCACAATCTTAATCTGAGAAGCTAATTCGTTTTCACGGTTCTTAGCTCTAGTTACCTCAGCTTCTAATTGAGTACGTAATTCAGTTAATCGGTTAGTGATATTGGTAGCAAAGTTCGGGTCATTGTTTAATGCTTCAGCTAATTCCTTTAATGTATCCAAAGCATCATCAGCACCATCTACTAAGTCATGTATATATTTCTCAACTTGTTCTTGAGTCTGATATTTCAAATCGTTTTCTAGTTGAGAAACTTTAGTAACGTAGTTAGCATGTTCCTCAATTCCATTCAGTTTTTCTAGCAATTCATCAGAGAAGTTATTTTCTGACAAATCCCAACCTTCTTTCTTATCTACCTTGTTTGCAATTGATAAGAAGAATGCCCAGAACTCTTTAAGAGTTCCAACAAAACCATGAGCCAAAGAGTCATCATAATAACCCTGTAATAGCCGTTGGTCAATCTCTTCGCAAGTGTAGTATTTACTAACGTACATATGTATATATTTTAAGGTGTTACTTTATTCTTTCCCAATAACAGTTCTGAGTTATTACCACGGAAGTATTCTTTTTCTTTACCAGCAAAAGCATTTGGGATATCATCTGGATTATCTGGGTCAACATCTCCTCCATCCTCTATATCCCCAACTACTACGGCATAATCAGGTAATTTCCTAACTCTGAACTTAATAACTTGGCCAAAGCCTATATGAGGTATATCTTTATCCCATACCTCTCCAAAGTAATCTTGGTAATTTGATACGAACTTCATACCAGTCATAGATTGCATGGTAGTAGCCGAATTACCAGTACCAGGCATTTCTATGTGAACTCCAGAAGGTCCATTCAAGATTATAAGATTACTGTCCCACCAATCGCCTTCTACATTGTTAAGCTTGGTGAAACGTAACATTAACATTTTCATATCTTTATGGATTTTGTTCTACGAATTTGATTTTAGTATCTCTATCCCTTTTGAGGATTACCAAGAATACCAAAGCTTCATCTTTAGCCTGAGATACTTGAGTATCTCCAGAAGGCTTATATACTATCCCATTGATAACAAATCTATCCTCGGACCAGTTAAAGTTCCAATAACCTTCCTGATTGAGATATCCGATTTGTTCTATGTAATTCTTTGAAATAAGTATAGAAAGGTTCTCATCATCTAATTCTCCAGAAACTGTGGTTTTATTTATTGGCCAATTCCTAAAAGCATTGTAATAGCATAAAGCTTCTATGGGAATATTATAATATCTTGGGCTATCATCCTCAGCATGATTTAGATATTGATTAACGTGTTTAGCCCAAGTAATTGTTTGTCTTCCAGCATCCCAGTCTAAGAAATCAGTGATAATCTTTTTATACCTATTCCAAGAATGGTTCTTAACCATTCTCCAAGGTTCTTTTGTCATGATTTCTTATCTATTATGGTTAACGAAGGTTTACTTGCTTTATTGAGGGGGGCTGTTGGATTAGGTCCTCCCAAAGGAGTTGGTTTTCGATGATTTACTACTTTTGGTACTACTAACCGTTCGATTTGATCACAGAATGGTAAGTATATCTCTAACCTAGATGCCAGCATACATAGATTCTTTCTTAGTTCATCCATATACCCTCCAGGTTGAATCATCTTTGAATAAGTACTCCATAAGCTAGATATACTTTCGGATATCTTATCATAATACTGTACCTCAGTAGGACCCGTAGTAATTTGTTTTATCCTATCTCCTCTAGCATGTTCTCCAGGTGAATCACCATCTTGGTCTGGTCCATGAGATTCAGTGGAGATAATTTCTCTAAAACTATTTCCTGCAACCAACAGTATATTTTGTATTTGTATATTGAGATAATCCCATACTGCCAATTCCATAATTAATTGGTTTTCTAGTCCCTCATACCATAATTCATCATTATATTTATCTGGTGGTATAGTATGATTTACTAGTGGGAAGATATATAATTGCCATTTAGTGATGTATGCAGTTTTATCTTCTATGGTCATACTCTCATGCAATTCTTTGGGAATATACCTATCTATTAAATTGTAGATGGTATCCTGAAGAGTAGTATGCCCATAATTACATACAACTACGGTTCGAGTACAAGTCAAATCTAATCCATCAGAATTAGTGACATGTAAGGTTACATCATAAAATCCAGACTTCTCATAAGAGTAAGATTGATGTCTTCCACCATTGAAAACCTCTCCCTTATCATCGCCAAAGTCCCAGTCAAAAATGGATTTGGCCGGGACTTTGGTTAATACTCTAAATGAAACTTCCAGACCTGATGTTACATATGTGAAGTCTAGATTCTTTTTCATTTATATTCGGATTTGTTTATTCTTTGTTTTCTTCGAAATCTTCAAGTAAAACTTCAAGGATATCTTTTACGGTATCTTTCGGATCAGCTTCGATTTCATGTTTCTTAGCAATCAGCTTAGCTTCTTCAAGTGAATAAGCTTTGGCAATCTTATTGATTTCCATACCCTTTGCAAACTGAGCAGCTAACTTCTTGTCAAGCTTTTCGATATCCTCAGCAGTATACTTGGCAGTTTTGTTCTTATCCGGAACTAAAACCAAGTGGCCAGAAACTAAAGCTTTCTGAATACGTTTTGTTCTGTACTGACGGGCAGTAAGTTCTCTCTCTTCGCCTTTTGCAATTGAAATACCTGTTACCTGGTCGTTAAAACTGTAGGCATTAGTTCCAACTGTTACAATATAAGTAGTAGCCATAATCTTTTATTTTTAGGTTATAATATAAAACCCCGAACAGAATGGATTGAAACTGTTCGGGGAGAAATTAGACAAAAATACAATGAAGAAATCCCGGATATTATTCTAAGTTAACCAATAGGTATGGGTCAATGTTCATGAAGCTCGGGAATCCAGCTTCAGAGAATTTCTTGCTAGCTGCCAACAGAAGAACAGCATCCTGGTACATCTTAGAGAAACCTGTAGTCAGAGAAGCATATACAGCTTCAGTCTGATTAGATACGATTCTTTCTGATTCAAGCATCAACTGTTTAGCAGTAAGCTTAATCAAGGCAGCACTGGTATCTACCATCAACAACTGCTGATCGGGAGTTCCCGGGTGAATATAGAAGTCAGCCTTGTTGGGAACCGGAGACTTGATATTCAGTGTAGCTTCTGTAGTTCCTGAGTGACGTTCTTTAAATTCAGGCAAGTTCAACATTTCGATAGCCTGGTCTTCACCACCAATCATAGTAGTAAAGTTACGGCCCATACGAGCAGCACGAACCCAGATATGCAACAAGTCTTTATAAGTAATACCGTTGGTTGTTTCATATACACCAATAACCGGAGCAGATTCAGAACCATCAGCTTTGTTACCGTTCATCAAAACATCCATTGCCAAAGTATCCATAGCATAACCCAACTGAATACCAAAGTCACGGAGATAGATTCCCAATACATCGATTGAAACGTAGTTTTTAACTTCGTCAGTAAGTTTAAATCCTTTACCGATTTTGAACAGAGAAACTGATTTCTGTCCGAAGCTTACATCTCCCAAAGGAATTGTTTCTGCTTCATTTACCTTAGCGGGAGCAGCATCCGACATATTTACCATCGGCATAGTTACCTGCAAACCATTAATTGATTGGTCTGAAGCAATGATGTTCGGGTAGAAAGGTGCCTGACGCATACCAGTTGTAATAGCAGCACGGATGATTTCCGGTACAATCCAACGGATATTCTGTTGCGGCATAGTGAAGATGTTCTGCATTGTATCAATCTTCGGATTAATGCCCAACTTTTCAAAGAAGGCATCCTGTGATACACCATATTTACCCTGTACCAGTTCTTCCAGAGTAACTTCAATAGGCAATGTGTTGTTGGAACCCTGACGGTATGCTTCCAAACTTCTTACCATTTCTGGAAGTTCCTTTCTAAGGTCTTCCATTTTCAATTGTGCAAATTCTGTATTCATTGTTCTTTTAATGTTCAGTTAATGATTAGCGTACCAATACTTGAATAATATCATTAGCTTCATCAGCCGGTACGATGCTAATGAATTTTGTTTCATCGTCTGAAGTTTCAGCAGTGATGAAACGGTCAATCAACAGGGTATCTGTGGGTTTTACATAACCACATCCCATAGCCTCTTTAGCTACCCAGTTTACAACCATAAAAGCTTCTACAGCTACAGTTACTTCTACGGGGAAATTTCTTTGAGCCTGATAAGCAGGGTTAATGTTGTCAGTTACAGCTATACCCAGATAAACCTGGCTGCCATCTCCACCCGGGATATAAGGTTCGATATCACCATCGGTATCCAAAGCTACCGGCATACCCTGATGAATAACTTTGTTTTCTTTTACACAGAAAGCCTGATGCAACTTGTGAGATTCGCTCTTATAGATCACCGCTCTGGGAGTTTTTTCACCAAACAGAGTCATCGGTTGATCCTGATTTACCAGCTTAGTAGTAGGATGTGTATTCATATTCTTCTTATTTTTAGAGATTATTTTAATTTGTTTGAATAGATACCTTTCAGAATCTCTTCAGTACTCTTTTCGGAATTCTGAGCAGTAGCTTTGTTATCGGATTTATCCTCTGCCTCAGTTGCAGAAGAAGCACGGCTTACATCGTGAGAACCGCATTTAGCACAGGTCATTGGGAATTTTTCTTCCAATCGAGCTTGGTAATCTTTAGTAAGAGAGATCAAAGTTACCATGCCGGTAGTTTCGGCATTCAACATTGTAACGATAGTTTCATCAGCTTTGTCACCCATAAGTTTTTTATAGGTTGCAACAGCATTTTCACGGAGAGATGCAATGTGGTTTTTACCTACCTGAGCCATTTCTTTCAGATTTGCAACTTCTGCATTCAGATTAGTAACCTGTTCTGTAAGAGAAGTTTTTTCTGTAGTTAAGTTATCCACAGTAGTCTGAAGAGTGTTACGAGAATTAACCAATCCCTGAATGGCTGCAAATGCAGTTTCCTCGTTCATCTCTGTACCTTCGGCAAGAGTAAGGCAATCTTTACCAAAGATTCTTTCTAAAAATTTTTGTAGTTCATTCATATCTTTATTATTAGGATTTTGATTTCCTTGATTATCATCATAAGATTGGGAAGTATCGTTATTTTCACTGAACAAAGCTAGATCAGTTTTCGTATCATAGAAGAAATACTGTTTAGACTTATCATCTCTATATTCTTCGTATGAAGCCCAAGTTCTCTTGGCAAAATTGGGATTAATGATTTTACCATCATCCCCAATCTTCTGAGCAAAAGCATCAGCTCCATGAGATACCAAAGAAGTTTCTAAGTATCTTACTACTTCAGTAACGATTCTTCGTACCATAACTCCCTTAGAATCATAGGTACCCAGTTTCTGGTAGAATTCGTTATCTCCCATATTTGGGTGAGACTTATCCCACTTAAACTGTACTGTTACTGAATTAGAATGGATAGATGGGGGATCCATAAGAATGCCTCTAGCAATTCTCGGATTTGCTTTACCATCAATCTTTAATATACCATTAATACCTGCAGGAATAACAAAAGAACCATCTTTGTATTCATCTTGCCAGATAACTTGTGATACAGCTCCAATAGCATTACCAATATTAGTCTCATGGTCACAGTTTACTGTTTGTCCTAAGAGCATTCTCATAGAAGCTTTTAATACTCCATTTTGACCAAAATCGGTAGGGTTCCAGTTCTTAGACACAATAGTTGCAGATAATAATCTGAACATTGGTTCTATAAACTCCTCATCTTTAGGAGTAAGTTCTTCTGGCTTCAAGTCAGGATAATAGGTATTATAATCTATTTCTCCTCCCCAAAAACCAAATTGACTGACTGACTCCTTAGAAGTTTGAGCCCATTTATAAAAATTCTCCGAGAAGGTTTGTGGTTCTATGGATGTTGGGATATACCCAGCCATTATAGTATGACCACTACCTATCACTAAAGAATCCAAATGTTCTCTGTTCTTTTTAGTAATCGGTTTACTCATCTTGATTTAGTATTTTGATCTCCTCGTGAAGGAGCCGGGTTATTTTTATCTCTTGATCTACGAGCGGATTGATTCTTATCGTCCTGTCTCTGTTTCTTCTTAGTACCCTCTTGTGGGTCTGAATTACCTCCCTTAGCAAATTGGTCTTCCAATGAAACTCTTGGTTCTTCTTCTGAAGGAGAATCATAACCCATTTCCCAAGCATATTGATATTGAGAAATGATACCTGCCTTGTAAAGTAAGTCAAGGTTCTGAATCTTATATTGTCTACCCTGTTGGATTTTAACCTCATCAGAGATAGTGGATGATCCCCAAGTAATGGATATTCCCTTACAATCAAAGCCAGCCAGACGTAGTTCTAGTTCATAAATAAACTTAAGAACATAAGAAACTATCATTTGGATATTCTTTAACTGACTTATAAGCTTAGAAAGCATAATACCAGTTGCTCCTTCTCCAATGGAAGCTTGTACTCCAATTAGGTTGCCATTTACTCCCAAACCATTAGCAACTGATTGCTGGTTCATATTCCAGGGTTTATCAATATTGCTCATCTCTTTTGAAGTAGAGTTAAGTTTAAACTGGTGGTCATCAATGTAACCAGTTACTACTCCATCCTTCATACCTTCCCTTACATTCTGTTTCAAACGTATTAGCTCCCTATTTAATCTTCTAGTGTAAGCTTCTACATTTTCATTAGGTTTCTGTTGTGGTTTTTCCATCAAAGCCTCTAGAAAACCAACCATACCACAGATTTCCATAATGTGTTTAAAATTGGTTTTCATATCATGCTGACCCTTTAATGAGTCCAATGATGCCATAAAAGGAGGCATTCCGTAAGGTTCATCGGTATCATTATACATACCCACATAACAGTAGGTCTCTGTATTAAGTTTGATATAATCTTGCTTATTCGAGCCATTCCAAAGAGTGTTCCTCTGATATGGACTGTATACACCATTATTCTCTCTTTTGAATACTATCCTATCTGGTTTGAGGAATAATACAGTAGCTAGACCCTCTAACTTTTCATTTGGTACAGCTTCTACTGAGATAGCTCCACTAATCATCAATTGAACTATCATCTTGTTTACCAAGCCATCCATACCAGCAGTATAGTTAGACCATTTAGAGGATACCTTAGAAAGATGATCTCTCATCTTATCAGCCTCTTTATCGGTATTATTAGGGAAGGTTATGTTGTGACCAGTATTAGCAAGCTTAAACATGTCCTGTAAAGCTATGTTAACATCTGGATTCACTTTATATAAATCCCTTAAAAGCTGAATCACTTCAACACGAAAAGAAGGCGTAACCATCTGAGTTAAGCCTTTCAATGTATGAATGAAGTTACCTGGGTCATCATCCGGTTCCGATACTCTACCGGGTGAAATAGGTACCTCCTCTTTTTTACTTGGAGGATTAGCCTTGTTTTCTTGTATTGGAAATCGATTCCTTCTATCGAATCCAAAAAACTTAAGAATTTTCATTTCGGTTGTATTATTACATTAGTTTTTCCTTTTCGTATGTGATTACAAATTGCTTTACCAAATATATCATCATCAGAATAAACATCTCCTTCCAAATCCACATCTACAGCAGAAGTATTATTTCTGTGTTTACCCATGGCTACGGGTCTACCCAAACCATCATATATAAAGGTAGGAGCTTCTTGAACAAAGAAAGGATCCTTCACAATGATATTCTCTTCTCGAATATCTTGTTCTAGACCCTCTATAATTACTGAACGATTCTTTTGGGTAGTTAACCAACCCGGAGATTTATCAACCTCTGGTCTGGACTTACCTTTCTTTTTCAGAAGCTTTTGATAGTAATATAGGTTAGGGTATCCTTCTGACTGAAGAGCAGAAGTTACTGCTAACCCAACGTCGTTAGATTCTGGAGCTACAACAGCAAAATTAAATAATTGCCCAGTATCTCCCAGTAACCTAGCATATTTATCTACTGCCATTCTTCCCTTATACACAACTTGTTCTTCTCCCAGCTTGTCCATACAAGTGAAAGAAGAATAGTCTGAGCCTCTACCTGTTGCAACGTCTGCACCAATAAAGTACTGTTTATTTGGATCTGGTTCGTTGAATTGTCTATACTGACGATTGAAACGATATTTTAAAACTGGATAATCACTTAAGCAATCTTCGATAGCCTTGATATCTGCCATATCAAATACTGTATTACCTGAAGAAAGAAAGTCTCCATCGATTTCTTGTGCAGTTCTTTTTGGACCCAATGCAGAAGCCATCTGGTCATACCAAGATTGATCCCGTTCTGGGTGCATCTGCCAATATAATCGAATAGCATTGAAAGGATTACCTCCAAATATAGCATCTACCCATGTTGAATGGTAAAAATTACCCATACCGTATGGAGTAGAATTGATGATGGCTGAACCTCCGGTGGAAAGCGTAGGGAAGGCAGCTGCCCAAATAGCTGAAGCCCACCGAACGATTGCAGCCTCATCAATTACCAGGAGAGAAAGAGATTCTGAACGACCGGCTTCGGAAGATGTTGGGATGGATTCTATGAATGAACCATTATCGAATTCAATCATAGAGGCAGAACCAAATTCCCCAGTTCTTCCGTTAATGATCGGGGTTTGCATATACCATGGAAGATTCTTATACATGAACTTAATCTTCTTAAGTACCTTCTTAGCTGTTGTATCCTTAATGGAGATAATGTTTATCTTCTTATTAGGATGATATGATGCCAGCCATAAGCAGTACATAGATATAAGTTCTGTAATACCCGCTTGCCTGAACTTTAACAAGATATTGAATCTCTGGAGTATAAATTGGTATAGTACGGCTTTTTGATACGGATATAATTCAAATCGAACCTTTCCTCTCACTGGATGTATCACATAACAAAAAAGACTGAAAAAGAAAACATCCGTTGTAACCCTAGATAGATTAGATAATTCTTCTCTTGTAAGGTTAGTTGGTGTTTCTTGTATCTTCTTTGCCATAAAATCTAAAATTTATAAATTACTACCAGTTCTAAATCAGTTTTGATACCTGAGAAATATCTTGGGTAATAAAAACTGTTTATCCCCAGTTTGTAATTAAATCTCTTAGTCTCGATTGAAATTCCTGTTCCCAAATCCCATAGATTGTTAAAGGGTCGGTACTTACCATAAACATAAGGAACTAATCTTATTCTAGATTTAATTTCTTGTGTGGTAAGTTTTCCGTTATACCAAGAATACTTGTAGTTATTAGGGTCGATATTGAATAACCTACTAGAATAAATTCCCGAGTTTTGATTAAGGAAACTCAATGTAAGTTGATTCTTATCGATTACTAATTGAACAAGAGAATCCTTCTCTGATATCTCTGCTGAATCGGTACTGCATAAACCCTGGCTAATCGAAGAATGCGGAGAATTGTAGAGAAGGATTCTACTTGGGTTAAGTAAATTATCGTAGGAAATTGGCAGGAAATCTTTCCTCAAATAAATTGTATCAGTATGTTGAATGATCTCTTTATCAGGTAACATACTGAGTTGTTGATTCAGTTTGTAATTCCTGAAGCAAAGGTAAATAGTAAATCCTAGTAAAAGGACTACCATGGCAATTTTAAACTTCTTCATCTTTTGATCTGAGATAGACATCTTTTGTTTTGTATCTATCAATTATTACTCCCAAAATTACTTTGAAATTATTACTGAAGTCAGTAGTCGGAATTCTAAATCGAATATCGATTCCTTTTGAATCTTGAGTAATACTCATTCTGATTTTTCCCTTGTGACTCTTTACAATTCGATTATAAAAAGTTGCCAAGAGATTAAACATACTCTTCAGATTTTTCGGTAATATCTCTGTTCTGTATAAAATTTCTTTGTTCATTGTTACTTGAGTTTTTCGGTTTCAATTCATAATAGTCAACTCACTCTATATCAGGTACTTGGCATTACTTTGCCAAGTCTGGCATAAACCAACTAATTCAAAATCAATCAGTTACAAAACTGGCTTTGTTTTTCCCTTAACAATCCCTTTTCCTGATTGATCTTTTATCAGTATTCCTTATTCCAATATTCCTTATTCCAATACCCTTTAAAAGCCTATAAGATATATATAGGGGGGATTCACTGAAAATTAAGGCATTTCTTAAACCATAATCCTATTTCACATACTGACCCTTTACTCAAGGTATACCTAGCCTTATTTAACCAGTAGTGATAAGTCTTAGAATCCCAAGTTGCAAATCCTCGAATAAATACTCGGTAATTTTCAGGGAATCCCATAATTGCCTTGAAATCATAAATACCCAAAGGATACCCATCAGGTCTAAATTGCCTATCTGAGGGTCTGAGTGTTAAAGGAGGTTTATCCTCTTCTAATCGGTATACTCCCGGGAGAGTACTCATCTTAGCAGTTTTAATTGGCCATTTCTTTTCATCTTTGAAATCATGAGTCCAAAGTTGTCTTACTTGTCTGACTGTAAGATTTTTCTTTTCAGGTAATTTCCGATAATCATACATGGCTAAAACTTTATCAGAGAATGGAATTAAAGCTTCCTGTGGGGCTTGTACTAGTAAATCTCTAGTAAGTTTTGGAGTATTTACTTGGAATACTTCATTAAAGGAATCCAAATACTCTTTTCCCTTGTCTAAATGAACTCCAATGATTACTAATCTTTTTCTTGATACTTGGGAGTTTCCGAAGTCAGAAACGCTTCTTTCGTGAAAAATAAGTTTATAGTTCTTAAAGAAATCCGTTAACATTTCTTTAGAAATGAGGGATAGCAATCTTGGTAGGTTTTCTATAAGAAAGAGAGCAGGTTCGTAATATTGAATTGCTTGAAATACTAGTTGTATACTTTTATTACTTTTAGGGTCTCCTAGGGTCTTAGATTTAGATAATCTCATTACTGAGCAACTACCACAATCAGGGCTAGATAATATGATATCTGGATGCCAATCTTCTGATAGTTCATACCCTTTTAAGAAAGGTATGCCTTTGAAATTAGCTTTCCACTGTTCTTCTCTACCGGTATGGAATACTCCACGAGGTTCTATATTTCCAATAAGTTTATCTCTAAAAGGGAATAGGAGGGCTCCTTGCCCTCCACATACTCCCAGTACTCTTAAGTCTTCTTTCATTTCTTATAACTTCTCAATTTTATGTATTTGAACCAAGCATAATGCTTTCTAGTTGAAAGATAATCCAGATTTGAATCATTATTATGAGCTTCTTCCTCAAAACTTACATCATGATACCTTTCATTCTGCTTGTTCCATTTAGCAAAACAAAGGATGATTAAGTACTCGATTCCATACCAAAGGTAGAAAAATACCCATAACATCTCAGCCATTTGCTTTGAATGTATATGTTCATGGTTATAATCCACCTCAGTAAACTTAGCCCCCTTTCTTACAAACACTAAACCAAAGATGTTGATAGCTTTGTATCCCTTGAAAGGTATAAGGTTGTTGTAGATTACTTTCATAGCTTGTCTTTAAAGTTTTCATAGGTATTTCTTAGCTTTTGGTCGTAGTTATTATCTTTGTAACCAGGACCATTATATCCTTTAGCGAAGGCATCCCAGTCTTTTGCCTTCAAATGCTTCACTAAACCGGAGTTATAGAGGAAATGATACATCAATTCTAGCTGCATTTCATGAGATTCAGACATCTTTTGGATCATTTCATCTACTGATTGACACCCACAAAGTGAGTAATTGAAGCCCATAATCTGTCCCAATCCCCAAGAAGTTGACAAATTAGCACATTTTTCATCAATTTTACGGGCTGCTTCGAGTCTTTTCCACTCTCCTTCTCCTCCTAAGTAGAATTCTTTGGTCCATTTTTGATAAACTAAGGATGGATTTCTCTTGGCTAGGTCATATAAATAGGTTCTTTTACCTTCTCCATCGAGTTTTATCTTCAAATATTTCCACATTACATGACCCTCGAAGAGAATTTGAGGTCTACCAGAGGGTAAAAATCCGTCTCGATTACCACATTCTACTACAGTTACTGTCTTTAACAGAGCTGGTTCAAGGTTTAACTTGTTTGCAACCTTGGCAATTAATTCGTTAGTAAGTTTATCCATAATATAAATTCTTAGAGTTTACATTAAAGAGGATAAAGTATTGCTTGTAGCCTTTCTTAGGTAGGTATATCGAGTTCTATTTATCAATGAATAAATAATTTAATTATGGATATAGGAAAGAAACAACAGATTATGGTTGATTGGTTTAGGAAAACCTTAGATGAATCGAAGAAACCCTGGAATACCCAGGTATATTTGATAACTGATAAGTATCATGTTTACATTGCCAACAAGGATATCAGATTAATAGGAAGTAATTTCGGTAAGGCAATCGATAGACCCTTGAAATATTTCTTATTTACTGACGGTAAGATACAGTATTACAACAGTATAGAATTTCTTGGCTATTTGCCTTTCGAATTAAGAGACGAATACCCAGTCAATTGCAAACCTCTAAATCCTTGGGAATACGACTACTACCGTCAGCATGGGATAACCTCAGAAGATTTGCAGAATTTATTCAATAATGATTGATATTTAAAAATAAAATAGTATATTTGTATAACGAAATAAATACATTATTTATTATATGAAAAAAGAAGTAATAAAACTCAAAGAGGGTAACTCGGTAATTTACCAAGACAAAACCCTAATGGAAAAGGCAAACGTAGTATCTATCGATAAAAAGAATGGTACTGCAATATTATCTAATAAAGTAATAATTACTAGAACAACAAATCTAGAGGGTAAATTTACTCGATTAGATGGAAAAGGTAATGCAATAATCCTACCTTGTACTGCAGAGAATGAACAGAAGTACAATTCCTTTGTTGCATATCATCAATCCAAGAAATCCCTAGAGGCAATCAAAAAATGGTTGGATGATAACGGGAAACACAAGGATGATGAAACCCTTGAGAAGGTGATAACCTTAGATAAGAAACTTAAAAAACTAATCGAAAAGCTCAATGAATAGTACTTGGATAATATTAGGCATAATCTATGGGATATGCCTAATCCCCTCTATACTTCTAACCAAGATGTTATGTCAAGAAATCAGGATGATAAGATCTCATCTATTATTCCTTACAATCTGGTTAGTATTACCTTTATTTCCTATTTACCTTTTAATATTCTTTAAAAAGAAAAACAATGGCTAGAATTAAAGATTACGACGAAGATTTATCTGCTCCCAAACTCCTAAGGGAAAGGGCAAGAGATAGCAAGGGTAGGTTCATTAAAAAGGACCTACCACCCTACCTAGGATCTGAGCAAGTATTAAAACCTAAGAACTACTATCACTTCGATAGTCACGGTAATTATAAGGGTAGCTCAATGAATTTTGATGCTCTAGTATGCCTTGGCTTTACTTGGTTTAAGTTACTGGGAGTAGCATTAATGATGTTACTATGGCCCATAGTATTTATCTATGCCATCAATGATGGGATAGAAGGATACCCATTTAAGAAGTATGCAATCCCTTATATCTTTATCCTAGTGGCTTGGTTTATAATATTCTTATATGGATTAGTATCATGAGTAATATCGATGAAAAAGGCAAAGATAACTTCACCATAGAGATGAGGATATTTGAAAACTATGAGAAAGTAAAGCATGAGATAATCAAGGTAATTGATTTCCTAAGACATGCAGAAACTAACCTAGGGATGTGTAGGATATTCGATAATCAGAACCATGAATTCTGGCATAGTGTAATTAAACCCTGGTTCAAACCTGAAAGGTTTGGTATTACCCATCTCTGGTTTCTTGAAAGATTTAGTTATATGGGTTATGGAAAGTATCATATCATAAGAGGTAATCGGTTATGGTGTATTGAGATTCAGAAGTATTATGTTTTCTTTTATGAAGTAAGGAATGGTAGAAGGATTATTGGGAAGAATAAGATTAAAGAGATATTGAATATTCTTTTGTAGGATGAATGCCAGGGATGTTTTTATTCTTTGGCTTCTTTGTGTGTTCAAGGCTTTTCTAGGCAATGCCCTTAATATGAGGAGGTAAAAAGTTGTGGTACTAAATTCGTGGTTTGTGTTCAAGGTACCCCTTAATACGAAAGCCTAAAAATACCAGGTACTAAAAACGGGGTACGGTAGCCCTTATTTAGAATAAGTCAAAAAAAAAGTAAGGGACAAACATTCCCTTACTTTCTAAAAAATTTTAAGAATATTTAATGCTAATTTCTTGTTAGAATCTTTCTTTTGTTTCAAAACTTTCTTGTAAAAATTTAATAGTTTTCATAATGATTTATAATTTTTAAGTAGGGAACTAAATCCCTACTTTAGTTAAACATTGATTTATTTTTTCACGATTTGTAAAGCCTTTTTCAAAATTTCTTTGTTTGTTTCTTTCATATTTTCAGAACAAACAGAAGAAAGCGAAAAATCGTTTACTTTGTAAACTTGTTTGTAAAAGTCTAAAAACGCTTTTTTTAGTTTTTCTAATCGTGTTTTATCTTTTTCTTGTGTCAAACTTTCAGACAATGAAAGAATTGTATTACGAAATTTCTTTCGAGCAACTTTTTTCTCTTTATCTGAAAGTTCTGAAAAAATTTCTTCTTTGTAAATATCTGATTTTTTAACTCCAAAAGAAGTTTTTAAAAGTCCTGTAGTGGACTTATTCAAATTAGCTAGAATATCTTTATAAAGAGTATTATTTGCTTTTGCTTGTGCTTTAGCTTTTTTAACACTCACTTTGTTGATTTTTTCTTTTGAAGAATTTTCAACATTTGCATTTACATTCTCAACTGAATTTAATTTTTTTTCTTCCATAATAAAAATGCTTGAATTTTTGAATTTATTTTATTATAACCTTTTCGATAAAAATTCAAGTCTTATTAGAAACTCGAAAAGGTTTTTTATTTCTCTATGCAAATATAAGAATAATATTTTAATCTGCAAAATTTTCAAAGATTTTTTTTTGAAAATTTTTCTTATTAAATTTTAGAACTCTTATCGTTTCCGACATTGCAAAGATAAGGACTTTATTTTAATCTACAAAAAAATTCGAGAAAATTTTTTGTTAAAAATGAATTTTATTATTTTAAGAATAATTTTCAGAAAATACTTACATATTTCAAAAATTTTATTATTTGCGCATACATTATTTATTATCAAAAATTTTTATCAAATTTCCACCCATTAACCTCCGGGCGGCCTAAATTGCCCGCACGTTGTCCGCTATATAATACCTGTATGATAACAAATTAAGGCCATCTATGGTTCCCTTACTATATCCTCTTGGTAATCCTCGTACTAAATCCCCATGGCCAGAAGATTCTAGGGGATTTTCGGAGGGCCTTTTAAGTGGCTATAGAATATCTGTATATTATATACCTATACCTGAAGGCCATATATGGTCGATAGTTAGCGTACTTAGGTAAGCCTTATAAGATCTATAGATAGGCCTAGTGGGTTCTTATATAAGGCTAGTAAGTATATGTGTAGTAAAGCTCTAGTACCTCTTAGGTAATTATATGAAGTCTATAGATGGCCACTTAGGTATGTACATAGAAAAGCCCAGGTACCTTAGTTAGGCCTGGGCAATTGATTAATCGAAGTATATTGTGAAGGTTATACCATCTGTAGTAAGGGAAAGGTCTTCGCAAAGGTTATCTGAAGAATCTGGTTGCTCGGTAGAAAATTCGATTAGGCAATCGTCGGTATTAATGTTTGAGATAGTTACTTCTTTTGTTTTCATAAATAATAGGATTTGTAGGCACCCTGTTATGGGTGCCAGGTTAGTAATTTAATAATTGTAGGGGATTGATACTGTGAAAAAGCTATTGAACTCTGTTATGATTGGGGCTTGGCCAAAGCATGCTTCAGGATCATAGGCAAATGTGTCCCGTAAGCATTCGATGCAAGTAATGCTTGCAGTGTCATCGTCATCGAAATGTTCTGGATCGTTTTTAAGGAAAGTTAGTATATGTATACCGTCTTGGTCTGGGTTATCGATTGTGGTAATTGATATTAAAGTAGTGTAGTCAGGTATAATGGTATTTTCCTGTAACTCCTGTAGGTAAGGAGTAATGAACTCTGGTAAGCCTCCAGGATAGGAGTGTTCGGGGTTGTTTTTAGTAATAAAATTACATTGAATCTCTTTTGCAAAGTTAAATGAAGTTTTAATAGTTGTTTCCATAATCTTAAAATTTTAATTAGTTATTAAATTAATTATCTACTGCAAATATAAGAACAATATTTTAATTATGCAATATCCTTGATTGCCTTTCGAAGGCCCCTAATGTCCTAGAATTATCTAAAATAACCATAATATAAATACTTATGCAATTAACAACAATATTACTAGGATGGCAATTAAAATTGGCTCCTTGATTGCCTAGAAATTTATTAAATCCGAGGCCATTTATGGCATAAATTGTGTACCTAGTTTTATAAAATCCGAGCCTAAAATGGCCCCTCTAGGTACACAATTTTAATATAAATCCTAGCCTCTTGGCAATTAAAATCCGAGTCTAGGTACACAAAATCACAACCTAAATCCTAGATTACACAAACTAGCCAAACAGAACACTTTTCAATTACACGTGTGAAGCTAAAATACATACGTATCTAAATCCCACCCATATTAGTATATTATATATAGGCGTTACTAAAATAGCTACGTGTCAAAAAGGCTCATATACGTATCTCAAAAACTATTGCCAGAGTGTACTTTTTGCTTTTCTGTGATTTGAGGGGCCATGTATGGTGATTTTATTGCCTAAAATGGCCTCTGGGGCCTCAAGGATTTAGTACTTTAAATTTTGAGAGCTATAGTGTTTGGTATAGCAGAAAGAGCCTCCAAGGGTATGTTCCTGACTTTTTCGAAAAACCCCCGTCGGTACACAGAAAAGAATAAACCAAGATCCTAAGATATGTATATTAGTTATATGTATTATATATTGATTGTGATATAGGGGATTTGTATCTTAGTTAGTGATATGTGTATATTCAGATTGTGTATATGATATAGGTAGGTTTATTGTGTACCTTGTTATATATTATTTGTATATTTCTTTGTTGGGAGTGGGGTAGGTGGGTTGTGTACCAAGTATCTGTATACTTGGTTTTATTTTGTTTGGGAGGTAATTGATTATATACTTGGTTTGTGTACACAGAAATACCTAGAGTGTTCTAGGCTCTAGGTATTCTTTTTATTTATCTTTTGTGGTGTTGGGAGAGGGATACTAGATCTTCTGGGTTCTGAAGTATATCCTGTAGGTATGGGTTTATCTCTTGGATGTTATACTGGGCTTGGAATCTAGAGATGGTACCCTTTAGTTCATCTATTAGAGTATCATAGAGGTTATTGTATATTATCTCTTTGATTTTGGTTTGGACTTCTTTGTTTTGTTCTAAGGGTATTTGTCGGGTGGTTGAGACTTGGATTTCTATTGGTTTCTCTAGGTCTGGTACCGTTGGTATGTTACCCATATAGTCTAGTCCAGAGATGAGTTCTAATATTTCTTCATTGGACATAGATAATATATAGTTGGGCTCTTTGTATACTTTGCATGTTAGTATTTGATTACCATTCTGACTGATTGTGATTCTTGATGAAGGATTTGTTGTTTTCATAAGTTCTTTGTTTTAGATGGTTATTTTTTCTCTTGGCATTGTTAGGACTTCGTAGATAGCATCATCCACGTTAATATTGAAATAGGATGTATGGGAAATGATTTCCTCTAGGTCTTCCTCTTTTGGTTCCCATCCATAGTATCTGGCAATGATATAGGATTTGAGTACATCCCTGATATCTGAGTTATGAGTACCTATCACATAGGTACTCATGATGTAGGCAATTGTTTTCATGGCATTAGAATTCTAAGTTAAATAATTGAATGGTAAGCATACTTGGGAATTTCCCTCCTTCGTAATGAATATTAGAAGCATTGGAGTAATTGTAGAAATCATCCTTTAGTGATATCTTAAGAATATCCAATAGCAATGGATATAACTTGTACTGGTTAGCATTTAGCCATTCGTTATATTCTTGGATATCGAATTCTGAAGTAAAAGTAGCAGAGAGTTGGATAAAGGGTTTATCCAAAGAATCTGGGTTATAGATATTTGTCTTAAGCCAAACCTTGGAAAGTATGTGGGATTCCTTTTGCATTAGGTTGACTGAACCAGTATTTTGCCATTGTTCGTATTGGTAAATTGTGATACCGGTTTTAAGGGCTGTTGTAATGTTGTTCAAGTTCATGACTGCCTAAATTTTAAATGAATAAAATATATTTCTTTTCTCTGATGCAAATTTAAGAATAATAAATTAAATATGCAATATCCTTGATTACTTAGCTGAGGCTTCTATTGGGTATCTGATAGAGCCTTTTCTGGATAAGGAAGAGGCCATTAATGGATTTTACATATTTCGCATCTTTACGGAAAGCATCTGGATTCTTTTTCTTAAACTGATGCCACCAATCATCATATTCTTCAAGGGTTTTGAATACCTTGTTTAAATCCTTAGTGGGACCTGTTAATTGAATGGTCTTAGGCCATACTTTAACATCTATTCTCTTACCTTCATCGAAATATATACGAGATGGTATAATTACTTCATCTGGACCTGGGTATGGAGTTGTGCTCATAATTTCGTTATTGTAAAAGTTATGTAATTGTCTTTAGTTATCACAAATGTAATGATAGCATTACCTTGTATTGAAATAGATAGAGATTCAGGAGTATCTGCTAATATGTAGTAACTTAAGAAGTTAGCTCTAAGCAAATTAGTAAGTACTTCCCTTAGTCTGAACAAGGTACAATTATCAGGATTACCATAAATTACTGATTGAAGGTATTGGTCCTGATGATTAAGATGGTACCATCTTAATCTAGCCAAGTTTAGTTTCTCGGCTAGATCAAATTGTACGATATTTAAAAGTCTTCTTATAGGTGTCATACTGTAAATGTGATTTGCATTATGTTTGAAGATATTCTGTTGATAGATTTGATATTAGCTTCTCCATCAGTGAAGTTCATGGCAAAGTTTACCATAGCATCTGCAGCACCATTAGAAGTATCGGGAGTTTGAAATAAGAAAGAGTATATTGCAAATCCGTCCTGTTTAGATACCATTGCAGATAATGCTAAGCATTGGTTTTCAACGTAGGCATTAACTAATAGATTCATTAGATTGTTGCTGTAATCTAGGATTTCCTCTAAGTCTAAGGAAAATAATTCTTGGATTTGAAGACCTAGGTTAGTAACTAACTTGTCTAGATGTTGTGTGGTTTGGAAGGTTTCATTATTTTTCATAAGTCTAAATTTTAAAAATGTTATTGATTTCTTTTTTCTGATACAAATATAATTACTTTAAATTATATATGCAAATTCTGGAATACTAAGCTGAGGATATGTGTAAACGCTAAGAAAGGCAGATGATTAGTCTGCCTTTCGAATTTATACTCTGTATCGGATTAAATTCCATTTATCGTTTACTAGCCTGAATATCCAGAGATAATGGTTAGTGAACTCTAATAGAGTACTGTATTCAGAGGTTTCAAATACCAAGAGATCTGAGTTCTTTTCTAGAATATTGAAATGGAGGGTTTTATTAGTACCCTTTCGAAGGATTTCTCTGAGATCATTCTTTAAAGTATCATCCGAAATGAACATATTATATTGTTCTCCCATATAATCCAGATATTTATCTCTGATATCTGGATATATTCTAGACTGGCTTACGTTAAATTGTTTCGTTTTCATCTTGATTTTCTTGATTTATGTTACGTTCGATAATGTTTTGAATACATATTCTTCTGCCCTCTTCTTCTGTCTGATCTAAGATATAGGTAAGAGAATGACTAAGGAATAACATATCTGTATCATAATCCCTTTTGAATACTAATAATTCGAATTCCTTTAACCAATTATGTTGCATCAATTCCAGTATCTCCTCTAAACCAACATGGTCCGTATCCATATATCCTTGGCATTTATACCAGATATCTGTAAAGACTCCAGTAATATATTCTGGTATCTTGAATCTATCAGATACTTCATGGACTGGAACTAAAGCCTTAGCAGCTTGGTATTTTTCTTTGGTTATTACCATGTCTGATTTACCTGATAGCTTTCTACTAAGGTTAACTATAAGGGGTACCTTGTAGTATAATAGGTAAGGTTCTTTGTCATATACCCAGTATCTGCTTTTGTATTCCTGATAGATTAGTACATAAGGCTTATCTGAATACATGCCAAATAGTCTCATATAAGCTGATAGGTAATTCTCTAGGTCTTTAGCACATTGTATATTCTGGTTGAATACTACCTTAGTATCTTCTAGGTAGATTAGATTCAGGGAATAACTTAACTCTAGTTCCCATTTACGAAATCTGTTGAATAGGTTTTTGATGTTCATAATGTCTAATATGTAAAATTAATGAATACTGTTCTGGTTCCTTTGAAGAAAGCTTCATGATTGTAGTCTTCGTATTTATGGCAAGCATAAGTTTTAGAAGACCTATCATAATGATCTCTTACCCATACTGGACTGGATTCAGAATCTTTTAATCTGAATAGTGTACCTGGTTTAAGCTGTTTTAATGTGGTTTTATCCATAATCTTATTATTTATTTTGATGCAAATTTAAGAATAATAAATTAATTATGCAATAAACCTCGATTACCTGTTGAGGAATTGTTCAGCTATTGATGTAGGCTCTTTTTCTTCATATTGCTCCTCATCTAAATAGATATCCATTTCTGGGTCTGGATCCTCGGGATCTATGTTAGCTTCTATCTCTCTTCTTAATTCATGGTGTTCTCTTGAAGAGAGTTCCATAGCTCCCTTGTAATCATCGGTAATTTGCCTCATCTCTGCAGTATTCAAAGTAAGGCCCTCTTTGGTAGTATCAATTCCCTCTTGCTTAGTAGCAACTACCTCGGGTAAAGAAGATAAATCATAGTGATCTGCCAATAATTTGGCTTCCTGTGGCTTGTCCATTATCTTTTGAGATTCTAGGATAATCTTTCTAGCTTCATCTATGGATATGCCTTGGTTCTGATTTAATTGATTATTCTGGGTATCTCCAAATTGATTAAAGATATTGGTAGTTCCTCCACCCATAAATGTACGTATGATAGACTGTAATGAAGTAGAAGAATCCAGTTTCATCTTAAGAGCTTTATTCAATTCAGCCGATATGAATGGAGTGTAATGTCCTCCCTGAGATTCCCTTAGGATGTTTACCTGATGGGATATCTCCATTCTATCTTCTAAAGCCCATGCTACTTGTTCTCCCAATAAAGCCTGTAGCATTTCTTCCTGTCTTTCTTTATCCCAGAGCTTAGATTGCAATAATCTATCTCTCATAAATACTCGTATGTAATTGATATCTATACCTGTCTTTGTTGAGAAGGTATTAATATCATACATAATCCCACATAGCATACCATTACCCATCAACCAGTGATTGATAATGTAGTTGTATACCTTTTGTAAATCTTCAAGATTCTGACTCTTTTGGTATTCTGCTGCCATTGCAGTAGTTCCCATAGGTCTAGGAAATCTTTTTATGTTGTCTTTTGCCATTATACAAATATTCTTTTCTTATATCCTTAGATTCATCATATCCAATCCTTTTAAGAGGACGAGCTACGTATAGTTGATAAATATTAGAATACCAATAACCAACTGCTATATTGAGTTCTTCATTTAAAGCCAAAATGAATTGAGTATCGGTAATCCTATCCCTAGTAAATATCCAGGTATAATTTCCTTCAAGGTTGGGAACCTTGTTATAAAATTCCCAACCTTTAATTACCTTAAAAATATTGCCATGAAGGTCAACGATTTCCTTTGCCATAATTGCCTTTTTTACCTCTCGAGGATTTTTTGTCTTGTTCACTAGAGTTATTTTTCATTTCCTCTATCCTTTTTTGTGTTTCTGGGTACCAGAGTTTTCTTAGGGGCACTACCTGAGTTGCAAAGAATGCCTTCCATAAATTCTGGGATAAAGGTCTTATACTTTGCCGACTGATTTCATTAAATTTATCCTCGAAGTGTTTTACTACCTTTTTAAAATCTGAATAATATATGTGACCAGTTGCTGGGTTTATCTTTTGTTGCCTTTGGCATACTTCTAGTAAATCTTCTCCCATTTTATTCATAAACTCTCCTCTATTAAATTGGAAGTTCTCTTGATCTAGTCTAAATATCTTTACGTAATCTTTTGTTTCCATTATATTATATCTCTGTTTCTAAGTGTTTAATATCATAGGGTAATACCTGAAATAAGTATCCCCTTTTATCATCCTCGTAATAGGATGACCATAATCTCCCTTTTAATCGGTATAAATCCAAGTCATAAGTTTTTTTGGGTATACCTGTGATAAATAATTTGTGATTGCCTCCTGGGTTAACTTCGAATTCCCACTGGGTAAAATTTCCTATGGTACCATAATCTGGCAATTTATTTCCCAGTAGGGTTGGTAAGGCAATATCCTTTACCAGAGTTTCTTTGGGGACCCTTTTCCCATTTACCCAGATCCCCAGTTGTGATTTACCGATATATACATCTTTTACTATTTCTCGAAACATAATTCAATGATTATAAATTTGACACCTTGACCTAATTCTAAGTCATTTACTGCATTAATATCCCTAGTATTATGTTGAAGGTTTCTTAAAGAAATTCTAGAATCTTTCGATATCCTATAAGATCTTCTTACCAAGAGCAAGGCATTTCTCCAACAAGCAACCATAGAAGATACTGGCCCAGAAAATAATACCTTGCTGGTCTTATTTATCTCTACCATTTTTTCTTCGTATAGTTTTTGACTCTGAAGATACCATACTTTTATTTCTCTTATGTTTTCTTTTCTTCTTTCTAGAATCAGCTTTGACATAGTCTTCTATTTCTTCAAGTTTACCCAACAATAAGAATCTTACGAACATATCTATAGGCCTGAAAAAGTAATTTCTTATATTCTCAGTGCCTAGATAATAATCGTATACGATAAAGAATTTTTTAATCTTTCCGTGTTTGAGAGATCTTTGAACAAGGTAATTCTTTACACATCTCTTGTGAAGTTCTACCATGTCCTTTTCCTGTTTTTCCATCTCCTTATCGGAGAATATTCGATAGTCCATAACCAAAATAAATATGGGACTGGGAATATTGATTGCCCTCAAGTGATTCCCAGTCCCGGGTTAACAAAGGATTAATTATACTGCTTCATCTACCTTCAATACTTTTTTCTGGAAGGTAATATATTTATTTTGGGCAGACTTGTATTCTTTAGAGTTATGATCTTGGATTCGGAGCATTTCCCTTTCTAATTTACGAAGTTCATTACGGGTTTGTTGTCTCCATTTCTTTCTTGAAAGAGTATCAGTAACATCATCTGGGTAAATGTATTTCACTTCCCGATTGGAGATTACTTGTTCGATGATATTGGGTTTCTGTTGTTTGGCAACTTCCTTGACAACTTCTTCCTTTTTAGTAGAAGCTTTCTTGGTAGTAGTTTTTACCAATTTTGCTTTGGGTTTTTCCTTAGCCTTAGATTCTTTAGTTTCTTTTGGCTTTTGTGTTTTAGAAGCCTTGACTTCCTTCAATGAGTTAGATACTTGGTTGTTAATTAACTCGGTTACCTTGTTCAAATTTACTTTTTTCATAATTGACTAATTTAAAAATGTTACTTAATTAATTTCTCTATGCAAATATAAGAACAATATTTTAAATAAAAAAATAATTCTACTTTATTTTATCAATAGCTGAGGATCCCTAGTCGAGTAGGAAATCAAAGATTTCATCTGGGTTCTCATCTAGGTTTTCGGGATCATCATAGTAGGAATCTAGGCCTTCAGTAAAGATATCATATTCTGAAATAGATGATGATTTACCATATCTCTGATTATACTGTTCTACGGTTAATATAGTTACCTTACTGGGATCATGTTCATATTTCTCGGCATAAGCAGAAGCTTCCTCCGGTGATAAGGGTTTATCGGAAGTGAATACTTGGTAATATACTCTGGGTTTAGTATAATGAGCATCTAAAGTTACTTGTTGATAACCAGATTTCCTTGCGGTAAATATTATATTATCTGGAGTAACTCTTACTAGGAAAGCATATTGGTATAATCTCCGATTACTAAGAGAATCCTTTAGTTTCTTTATAGAATCTACTTTAGCAAAGAATATAGAATCTCTTCTTTTGCTTTCCTCATACCGTTTTACATTTCTAATAGAATCTTCTCTACTCTCCTTTACATAAGGAGGAGTTACCCTCCGGGTACTATTGGTGTTGGCAATAGTAAATCCCAAAAGAGTAACTCCCAGAATGGAAAACGGAAAAATAATATGTTTAGTTTTTGAGTTCATATCCTGTAGCTTCATATTGTTCTTTGATATGAGAATTAAGATATCTCCCTTTAGATTCGGCATTCATTAGTTCTTCGAAAGTTTTTCTGGGAACTAAATCATACCGGTAAACTTTGTTGCCCTTAAAAGCAACCCATAAGTGTTTGTTTTTGTTGTCATACCCAATACCTTCTATATTAGAAGATTCTACTGGATTCATTTTAATACCAGTATTCATGGTAACTGATTCAAGATATTCTTCTCTGTCCATAATTTAAAGTTTTAAAAGTGTTAACTCCGGATGTAATACGTTGGTATATTTTTGAATGATTGCCCATGCTCCCAAAACTCCTTGAGAATTATCTGTTATCCATTCTTCCTCCATTTTCCATAGGATATGAGAGCAGACGTATAATTGATACTCTGTAAGAGTTTTTATAAGTTGAGGATATTCTATCATATCTGAATAGAGTTTTATCATATTATCTAATACTCCTCTTATTTCTCCTTCTTCAATCTGAAGAAGTTTTTTAAGAAGGTAATGATCGGTATCCTCTAAATTTTTAGAGATATGAGTTAGTGCCTCAACTTGGATTTGGGCAATGTTCTTAATAACCGTCTTGGTTTCTGCATCCATTTTTCTTATTATTTATTTCGTTATACAAATATATAAATTTTATATATAATATGCAAATATTGCTGAGGTAGGTAGTGGATTATCTCTTCAAGATCTCAGCCATCTTTTCCTTGATCGAATCGGGGAATATGGCATCTGATGCCCATCTTAAGAAGAACTTAGATGGTTTCTTATCCGGAGTCATAAGCAATTGTCGTTGCTCTGTAGAGAATTTAATTCGTTCTGCCTCTAACATATACTTGGGTAACTTAGTGAATTCTGCCTGAGAAAATGAGATAGTATTTTTACCAGTCTGAGCCCTAAAGGGTTTCTTCCTTTCCTTATACAGATAGGGAACGATCTTCTTTGAGGGACCTTGCAGAATACTGAACCCAAATAGAATCATAGGGTCAAATTTATCTGTCTTGGGATCTTTTGCTCTCTTTATACATCTTGCCATCCATGAATAAGAATCGAGATATTGGCCATTGTTGGTGGGTTCTCCCACATCTTTCTTATCGAATTTAAATTCCGGGAAATGATAAAGAAAATCCTCTGTAAGGATGAATACAAATCCAAGATCTCTAAGATACTTAATAATATCCTGTTGGCTTTTGCCTTCATTTACCATCTTTTCTACATCAGCAAGGATATCTTCTCTTGGGGATTCCAATTCTTTAGATTGAGTATTAGAGGGTCTTCCTCTACCTGCAGATTCTTTGATTGGTAAGTTACCAGATAATTTATCCAAGTATTCTTTGAATTGAGAAATATCTTGTTGATTAACAAGGGTTACTTCTATTCTTATGGGACCTTTATGTTGTACCTTTGGACCGGCATACATCTCAGTGCAAGCATCTACTAATCTATCAGATAAAGGATTACCATTTTCTGAAAGTGTAGTGATACGCAGTTTGGGTTTGAATATTTCTTTTTCTTCTCTCATAACTTTAGAGATAAAAAGGGCCTGGACAAAAATTATTGCCAGGCCCAAAACTACTAATAACTAACAAAACAAATATAAGAATGGAAATTAATCCTCGTCTTTGGCCTTTTTCTTCTTAGAATCTTTGGCCTTTTTATCTTTCTTAGAAGGCTTATCCTTTTTGGATTCCTTCTTAGGTTCTTTCTTCGGCTTAGATTCTTTTGGAGTCTTACCTGCAGCCAATTTTCTCTGAGCCATACGATATTTCTTCTTTTCTTCGGAAGTCATTTCTCTTCCGTCTACCAAAGGATAATCGTATTTAGTTGCTGTTCTACCTGAACTAGCTTTTTCCTTTTTCTCTTTTGCTTTAGCTTCCTTCTTAGCTTTCTTTTCATCTTCAGAAGCCTTTTTCATTTTTACCAGCTTCTTCTGATTAGCAGTGTCTTTCTCAGGATATTGGGCAGCAACTTTATCTCTTTCCTTGTTAAGTTTTGCCATAAGTTCTTTTACTGCCTTACCATGAGTTTTGTCCTTTGACCAATCCTTTGCAGGATCCAGGTTATTTTCTTTCAGGTAGTTTTCCAAAGCCTTTGCAGCTTTTGTGATTTCCGGAGTCTTATCAGCCGGTTTCTTTGCTTTTTTAGCAGGTTTTACTTTCTTTGTCATATCCTTATTAATTTATGAGTTTATATTTACCTATAGAATTGAATCCGAATTAAAGGTAGGGATTTCCTTGATTTCTAGGATTTTTAATTCAATTCCTTTTACCATTGCACAAGTATGAAGATAATCAGATATCTCTCTTTGGGTTAATCCTGAGAAAATACTGGTTTTAGTTTCATTTCCCCATATATATTTCACTTCTAGAACTGGATTGTTAAGAATATCTTTTACTCTTTGTGATAAAGAATAAAGTTTTCTTTTCTGATACATAATATGGGCTTGGTGTTTCCTATATTCACCCATCTTACTTTGCTGCAAGGATATATGGGCTTGGTATTTATAGTATTTGATATCCTTGTATATTTCAGCAATCTGTGAAATTAAGGATGAGAAGGATCTTTTTTCCATTGTGGCCTTTTTATTTGGGATTGGTATTCTAAAATCATTTCCTTAGCTTCTGATATTATGTTTTCTGTTAATTCCCTTTCTGAGGGATTTTTGCATACTTCTAGAAATGAAGTATAATCTTCTATCAGATTATTAAGTGCAATGATTTGTATATTCTTTCTTATCTCTTCTTTGGTTACCATAGGTTATGAAAATAAAAAAGCCCATCACCTTTGTGAGGCAATGGGCTTTGGATAATTGATATAATGTATAATCGTTATGGAGTTTAATCTTCGTTTTCTTCAGAAGTTTCTTCTTCATCTACTTCCTCGTCAGTGTCTTTTTCTTTCTTTGACTTAGGAGTAGTGATAATACCATGTCCTTTCTTTGACTTAATTGCCAATTCTCCGGGAACGAAAGCAACTGATGTGTTTACTGGAGTACCATCTACTACCAATACTGAAGTTACCAATACTCCCTGAGCACCTTTCTTGGTTTTGATTGCATAACCGAAATTCTGAACTTCTGAATTATCAGAAATCTTGATAACATCGATTTGTTTACCGTTCGGTCTCTGACCTGCAGGACGGTTTTTAATAGCTTCCATACGAGCTTTGCGTTTAGCTTCTTTTTCGGGATCTTTTTCCTTAGCACCCTTTTTCTTGGTGTCTTCTTTTTTCTTTGCCATAATCTTAATAAGTTTTTAAAAGTTGTGTTATAAATAAGTTGTGACTTCTACATAATCTAATAGTAGTTAATTTTTAGGGTAGGAGATGATTCCTACCCTTTATGCTAGGTAAATGGATTATTTTTTACCCTTTTTACCTTTACCCTTAGCTTCCTTCTTAGCCGGCAATTTAATACCTAATTCTTTGGCAATTGCCTTACGGAGTTTCTCGATGTCTTCTTCATCGAAGTCGTCTGGATCAGTATCAAGGTCTTTGTCATCGCAAACATCTTCCAATTCTTCGAAGTCCATTTCAGCAAGAGCTTCTCCAGTCAGTTCTTCCTCTTCTT